GGTGGACTGTTCTCCACGAGCATAGAGCCTAAGTCTATGGAAATCTTTCCATTGGCCATAGAACCTACACTGATTGCCGTCCTTACGGAACCATTCGTATTGTATGGCTTGCCCTATTTGTAGCCCATACTCATCTGATGCTTTCTCTGAGTCAGAGACAAACTGAGTTGGGAATCCTGTTGCAGTTATATTAATTAAGACATCCTTCATCGAATGAGTTCACTTGTATTACCTTGGTTTGTGTACCTAGCAAAAGTAATGCTTATTTTTGATTCTTTTTTTTCTGGCATGTATAGGTGTTTCTGATTTGCCATAATCGCCAATCCCGAACTAATAGATGCATCAAACTTGGTTCTATTTGATATGTCAAACTTGGCCCAATCCTCTAGCGTTTTATTGAATGGCATTGACCCAATCAAATCCGGATCCCTGTATTTACCCTCGAAGTCAAAGCCAACGTGCTTCTCAATGTATGATTCTATTGCTGATGCATGTGACTGCCTAACGTCTTCCGATGAGTTTGGTATACCACCCAACTCTCTTTCAGTAGCAGATAACTTATGAAGTAATTTGTCGGGCCTGTTGATACTGTATCCACGGTAGCCCCTGTTCTTCAAGTGGTACAACAATCGCGGCTTGTTATTCTCCGCTAGTACCGGCATGCCATAGAATACCAAAGCCATAAGCACATCCTCGAAGAATATCTCCGCTGTCTGTGGTCTTGATATGTACTCTAGGAAGAACTCGTTTGATGGCGCGTCATCCATGTGGAACTTGGTCATGCCGTGCAACGCGCCGTTTGATCCACGTCCGTCCACCGTCGCTGAGATATCATATGAGTCACAGCCAAACGCACCAAGGTGGTCATTGCCGGGATACTTCATACCATTACGCTCGACCATTCTGTTTTGGAACTTTTGATCTGGAAGCCAACTGACTAAGAACCTACCCTTATTATCGGGTGACCATATCACTTTGGTATCCTTGATCCCGTCCTTCCACATGAAACTACCGCGCGTCACCATGTGTGCTAGAACCTGTGAGTCATTGTAATCTATCTGATGGTATATCTTGGTCAAGTTGAATAACGATTGCTTGCTCTCGTCTCTAAATGCGTGAGACTCCGTGCGCGGGAACTGACGATAGAATTCGTTCAATGCATCCGCATCGTTCTTCAACGAATCTACCTCTGCCTCCCAGTAATCAATCGCACCATTCTTCACCATGCCATTGTCAACTCCTTTGACCGGATTGCTCGGTGCTCTGAACACAGGCATTCCATATCTGTCAATGAATCCCTCCATGTTCCATTCCATTGGAATGAACAATTTATACAGACCACTCTTGGTTTGGTTGTTGGAGTTTCTCACCGCGGCATTGGAATCTTCATATAGTTTTTTGTAATTATCGCCACCTTTACTCAAGGCATTTGACGTAGAGCCCATGATACACTTGCCGATGATCCTGCTACCCACCCTCAAACACGTCTTGGTTACAGCCCAACTATTGAGGATGTTGTTTGGTCGGGTCCACTTGGCTGATTCGTCATGAGCCAATAGCAACAACTTCTCTCCATCGTAGGAGTTCTCTTCTGTGTTACGCCAGTCAATGGTGGTATCCAATCCATCAATCTCATTCACCTCCACGTCGTACATATTCTTCTTGGTGATCTTCGATGCAGGTACGCGGTACGCCAATTCTGTCTTTGGCTTATCCATACCATCCATCACCGGCTTGAAGAAGAACGGATACTTGCTGTTGATGGGTACTACCTTATCGGTAAACATCTTCTTGGCATCGATACCGGTCTTGGATAGAATACCAATCCTTGAGTTCTTTGCAAGCGTAGCCGTGTTCACTACCTCAGACGAACACATGAATGAAAATCCCGAACGACGTATCTTCAAGTATATCATACCAAAGGATCTTTCGTCAGCGACGCATGCCTCCCAAAATATGTAGAATATTCTGTTGGCTTCCCTATAATCAGGATACCCCACGTCAATACTAGCCCACTGCAAATACATCCAATGGCTCCCGGTCATGTAAGTGGGTACGCCATCATTCATAAACCAATAACCTTGGTCTCTATAATCGTACTGGCTCTCCACGTAATCAATCCAATTGTCTTTGAACCCCGATGGGAGTTCGTTCCATTGGAAGATAGATTGTATTCTCTGTAATTCTTTTGGATACTCAGCCCTCTCCCAGTACTGATGGGACGGCTTGGGGCTTCTTGAGTTCACCTTCTCTGGTTTCAGCGGTAGGGCGATGATCAGCCCTGACACTTTCCATATCTCACCGATCTGTCCTGTCTTTGAGATAACGACCATATCACACTGCTCGTTGTAGCCGTACCTCCATCCTTTCACCGCGTTCTTGTGGTTAAGGGTGGCCTTCGGAACGTAATCAACAAGGACCGTGTATAAACTATTTTGATCGTCTCTCTGCAAAGCCACGTTTAGAATCTGATTTTTTGGGGCCGTTATTAGCCATGTCAATATTCTCCTTCTCAGAAGTGATTCGGTTCAGAATATCGAATGCATCAAATATAGCCAACTTCTTGGTTGCTGCCGCGTTCTTTAACTTATCGGCAGACAGATCGTCATCTTCGCCCGGCTTAATGATGTCTTCTTCGGCGACCATAATCAACTTGTCGACTGCGGCATAGCCAGCCTTGATGATCCTTAGTTTGATTTCATCGTTGTCTATCATACCCTGCCTTTCAAGAACACCACTTGCACTAGCCTCGCTCCTTCGTCTTTGCCGAAGTTCTCGAATATGTTTCTAGAGTGCGCGAGTTCTGAATCAAATATAATCATGCGGTTGTACTTGGAGTAGAACACACACGACTTATTCCCGTCCTCGTCGTAGATGGTAGTGCCGTCTTCTTTTGGATGAGTCTTGCTCAAGTAAAGGATCGCAGTCACATCGCCCATCATATCATCCTTGTGGATATAGTTGGGCTCTTCCTGCCCCTCGGGTGATTTACGCACAAAGTTAAATGCCACGTCGTAGTCTGGCCCTAAAGAAGCCATCACTATACGAGCAAACATGTCGTGGCTAGGACGAGGCTGAATGTTTTTGAATACCTTGTCACCATCATTCACGTCTATAAATCCCTGCTTGTTGATGTCCCTTACGTATAGATCGGGATCAATCAATACATTGTCTGATACTATGAAGTTCATAATTTAATTGTTATCTGGTGGTCAAATATTCTATACAATCTCTCTCCATCCACTTCAAACTCGTACTCGCTTTCGGGTTGGAAGCAAACGATGTCCCCTTTGTTGACGCCCTTACTCAGTAAGTATTCATTGGGATACCACATCTGCCCTATCAACGGCTCGTCTTTGAACGGCTTGAATATGTGAGAGTGCTTTGCAGGTATGGGTTTGACGAAACAATATCTGTCGTATGTGTGCCATACATCTGCGTGTTTGAATAAGAAAAATTGGTCAAGCTCGATGAAAAATAAATCTTCACGAAAGAAACTTTTCCCACTCTTGCGGTTTCCCCGCATGTCGTTGTAGAATTTGAAAACATTGTGGTGTACTAATAAAATATCTCCGGGGACGATGGGGCCTCGGTATCCCCTAGGAACTTCAACGACCTCAGCCTGCCGGTTGGAGAACTTGTAGTCCTCTTCCGATGTGCTAACGATCACTTCAATACCGGCTATCTCTTTGGTATTGTTGTATCGTCTTCCCTTAACTGGTCTTGCGATAAAATAGAATGGTGACTGCATCAATAGTTAATGTTGTACTCTATGGATACAGGAATAGTGGAAGAGAACTCTTTCCAAAGCACCACCTCATTCTTGGGGTTGATGATATAAATCTTAATTGATTGTCGGCGCTCGTCGTACTTGATTAGGTGTATTTCATTGGTGTCGTTGAGAACCTTTTGCCCAACGATGTAATGCATCGCACCCCCCTTGTAGTCCGGACCAATCGCTATTTTCCTGATGTCCATATTTCATTTGATTAGATTAAATTTAATTACTCGTACTATTATACTACACTGAAGTTCATCGTATTAACGAGAATATCAGTAGCATCGGTTGTATTGACAAGCCATAATTCTATGTAGTCGTTAGTCGCCAATGTAATAAATCCCTGTGATAGGCCAGATGCTCTATCAAGAGTAATCAATGTTTTGGTAGTTGTATTCACCTGCGGTGTTGTACCATTCTTATATACGACAGCCTCGATAGTAGCATCTGAACCGGCTGTGCGATAAGCAGTAAACGAAACACTAGCAAATACCGTAACAGAACTTGTTCCTGTATATGTCAATCGGTTGTTAGATGGCATAGTAAACCCAGACAATACGCCTGATGTTGTTGTACCTTCCACCTTCACCGGTACATTGACAGTAGCAACAACAGTGTCAGTGGTGTTGTTGATCATATACATCTCTGCATCAGGTCTCAATGCCAACACATCGGAGATTGTGAAGTTAGCAGTCTCGTCGTTAGCGGAAACGTTTGTTCCGATCAACTTGCTAGATACCCCAAGGGGTGTGGCGTTGGCGTACTGTGAAATTTTCATTTTGTTATTCTTTTTCCTTCTTTGTTATCTCTCCGGTCTTCATGTTTATGACCGCATCCTCACCATAGAGTTCGATCAAAAGTCTTTCGTGGTTGGAGAACTTCTCACGCAAGGCTTCCATTGCACTTAATGCAGCGTACTTATTCATTTCGAAATCAGCGATGCTCATTCTCAAACGCGTGTACTCTGTATTCATTTGTTGGATTGTCTCCAACTGCTCTTGAGTTAATTTCATTACCACAAATATATGGCTTTTTTAAAAATAAAAATCCCCCTTGATTAGAGGGGGATGGTAATGATTACTTAGAGGCTTTCTTCTTTTTGAATTTTGCTGCGTCCAATACTTGGTATTGGGTCTTGCCACTTGCCTTCACGGCTTTCAATAATTGCTTGCGGTTGCCGGTTGATTTGTAAGACACGTGCACCCAGTCAGGGTTGGTGTCGTTGCCGAACTCCCAGATGATCTGGTCAAAGTCTAAGTTGTTGACGATGTAAGAAAACAATTCGCCGTTCTTGCCATCCAAGTCAATGTCAACTGCCTCACCAATATTGTGCTGGCTAGCCTTAGCACCACCGATAAGTTTGTTCAACTCCGGTGAGCGGTAGCCGCTGCTGATTTTGATCGGGCATTTCATACCATCTCTTAAAGGTTCTAGTACTTTCTCACACAAGGTCTTTAGGTTCTCAGCCACTTGTGGATCTTTGGGGATGTTTGGAATCCCGTTTTTAATTGCTGTTTGACTATAGGTCAACTCACGCAATGAGAAGTTTTCAGTTAGGTTCATCTTATACAAAAATAAAGAATATTAGTCCAATAGCAAGTGAGACGCAAATGCGCTTGAGTTTGTGGATCTTGTTGTCCCTCTTCTGCAACTCATCGAGTAACTTGGTTTGTATCTTGTCTTGCTCGGCAATGACCGCGCTGTCCACCTTGCGGAACTCCCGGCACAGGGCCAAGTTCTCTCTGGCTTCTGCTCCTTTGATTAGGTAGTGGTTACTTGCCGCAACTATCGAGGAATCGATGCATTGCGATGAGGCGCTTTGTGGCACCGCAAGAAGTATCACCAGCAAGAGTGAGGTATATCGTGTCATATCTTTGATCAATAATAGTCTGAGTGTCATGGAGTTTCTTATACTTGAGTTTGATTTTGTATAAAGTGTCCAACTCTTTTTGCACGATCCGTATTGCAGGACCATGGGCCACCTCCTTTGTTTTTGGCACGGCAAACTCTAGGTATACCATACCACAAAAGATCAGTAACAGTAGCAGCAATATAGATGCATTACTCTTCGACATCGTTTTTCTTTCCGCTGAACTTGTCAATGGATGTAAAGCCTAGCGATAGGATGGTCACCCACTCCACTGCCTCTACCAACTCTTTGGATGGCGCGATGTCTTGTGGTGACATGGAGTTGTGAGCCATGGTACCAAATAAAACAAATGCACCGATGATGCCAACAAAACGTTTAGACGACCACTGGCCTTTGTCTCCCTTGAAAATATCGAGTATCTTTTTCATTTCTGATTTTCTTTTAACATATCAATAAACTGATCACGCTGATCCATTAAATAATTTTCTCTTGCAATCATACGTTCACGTTCAGCGTCCACAATCGTATTGATGTACTCTTGTTTTTCTTTGACCACTGAATCGTATCGATCTAATTGCTGTTGGAATATTTGGTTCTGATAGTATAGACCACCAATCATAAGTATGATAGTAAAGGACTGATCCTTTAACTTGTCAACGAATGTAGTGGCTACTGTACTCATCAGCCCTGACCTTTGTATTTTTTGACGTAATTTTTAGAGGTCTTCAATGAAGAGTTCTTCTTCTTTGAAACAACGCCGGGCCTTTTTGTAGGAGCCTTTGGCTTCCACTTGGCTGTCTCTTTGATTGACTTAACCTTTGTTGCCATTATTTTATTCCGTTTAGTCGTAACATGTTTTCAATAGATGCGGTGTCCATATCAGCCATTGCCGTGTCGATCCCCATGTACATCATGGTATTTGCATACTTGGCGGCCTTGGCTTCCGCCTTCTTTACATCCTCTTTTAACGCTTCCTTTTCCGCAACCTTTGATTCAACCATCTTTGCATTCATGCTCTGTGCCATTTTAGTGACTTCTCCCGCACTTTCTACATTTTTTGACACCTTGCTAAGCAACGCATCTATTTCATCGATTGTAGGGGTTTGTCTTGCGTTTGCAATTGTGAACACATAACCCGTCATAAATAGGGCGGTAAAAACTAATAATGCCGTTCTCATAGTTTCTTCATTGTTTGCATTATACGAATCTCGGTCATGGCAGATGCCAAGCATGAGTCAGATCTCTTAAGGGCGTACGTCAATTTATCAATCTTGATATCAAGAGCATCTATCTTTTGATTGCTTTTGTCGATCTGCTCTTTATAGCCCGAGCGAAGGTCCATATACAAATAGCTAACAGCCAGCAGCATGCAAAAAGCCACGGCAGCAATTGGGTTCTTACGAAATTCCGAAAAGGAAATTGGAAGTGCATTTGGTTTTACTTTTGGGGCGGTCATTATTCAGTAGGGGGGAATGGTGGTGATGGTGGTGGAACATACTCGCCAACGGGCAAATCTAAAACCCATGCGTATTCACTCGCCGCACTTGCACCCACCATCGGATAAATGGCTTTCATTGATGTCCAAGTTCCGTCAGCCTTCATTTGAACCACTAAGGTATTCACAGCCGTCTTCTCGGTCAAAGTAAGTGTTCCACCGGCGGCAGTAACACGGGCAAAGAATGCGGCGGCGTCTACATCGTAACCACTCGCAGCCCCCGCCATAAATCCAATACCGATGCCGATGCCGATCATGATTACCAGAGAGCTATGATGCTTGTCGCTGTAGTCCCTGTCGCCCACACGCGCAGGACTTGGACAGGAACAAAAGTACCTCCGTTGATTCCAACAAAAGTAACGTCATCGCCGCCAGCAGTTAATACACGAACGTCGCCGGATCCGCCAACGTATAATACGCATCCATTGTTTCCTATTCCACTCTGGGTGGAAACACTAGGAATATCCACTGTATCACTCGGTGTTACAGCAGATGCTCTACTGACTTGAAGTTTCTGATAGGCCATCGATTTGTTCTTTGGTACAAATATATGGATTTTAAATAAAACAAAAATACCACTCTGTGATTGGAGTGGTATTGTTTGATTGTGTTGTTGATTGTGGTTACTCTTCAGTGATCTCACCGAACTCTACATCCGGTTGACCATTGATGTGTTCCAATGCTTTAACAATGTTTGTTACTTCGACTAAGCCGAAGCATCCCTTTGAGATTGCGATGTGCAACGCTTCCGATACGATTTGATTTGCTGTTTTATTGTCCATGATTTTTTATGCTTCTGTTACTGGGGCTGGAGCCCATGGTAGTGGCTGGCTTTGTGGTGTTACGGGAGGATTGATTTGTGAATCAATCTGTCCTTGAATACACGCTTCAAGATTAGATACTCCATCAACGCCCAATTCATCTTGAATCCAACCTATAACGATAGGGTTGGTCAAATCCTCGTAAGGTACGAAAGGGCTAACGCTCTCTGTCGAGAACCTTGCGATGTTTGAAAGGGAGGCGGTGTACTCACCATCTACTCCTACTACTTCATAGTTAGCGATAACTACGTAGTTTTGTTCCCCGTCTATTGTTTCTGTGTAGAGGGCGGTTACGTTCCAAGTGTAAGTTGTCATATTGCGAATTTAGTTAATTTTATGCCTTTAATAAAATTTTGTATGCAGTTCCGTTGATACGAACACTCCAAGTGGTATCTGATACGACTACTTCGGTAGTTATTGCACCTGCGTTTGTTGCTGCACTACCAAACACACATTGATTATTTCCTGTTGCAGTTGCACCTTGTCCTAAAATCAAAGAACCCGAGAAATTACCCGAATCTGTACCTTGTCCAAATGCGGAATTAAAACCTCCCGTTGTATTAGTTAGCATTGATTCGCTACCAAAAGCACAATTTAATCTTCCCGTTGTGTTATCCCTTAATGCTGTTATTCCAAATGAAGCATTGTTATCACCAGTTGTTGTGAAATATGATGAATTTAATCCAACGGAGGTGTTAGAACTTGCCGTAGTGTTTGAACGTAAAGCACCGTCACCAATGGCGGTATTTGCACTTCCCGTTGTATTAAAACGTAACGCTTGATACCCTATCGCAGTTATACCTCCCCCACTCGTATTACTATACGCTGCCTCAAAACCTACGGCGGTGTTATTGGAGGCGGTGTTGGAAAACAAGGCAGTAGTACCTAATGCGGTGTTATTGCCTCCTGTAACGTTATTGTACAAAGAAGCATAGCCCATTACTACGTTACTACCACCCGAAACATTCGAATAAGCAGCACTACCACCTAAAACAGAGTTTCCGCTACCTGTAGTATTAGTTCTTAATGACCTATCACCCATAGTAACGTTATCACTTCCTGTGGTGTTTTGGAAATTTGAAACAAAACCAACAGCAGTATTTCTACTTCCTGTACTTGCTTTTAAGGCTTGATAACCGATTGCAGTTATATTTTCACCACTCGTATTAGTAAACCCCGCCTCGTAACCTACGGCGGTGTTGTTGGATGCGGTGTTGTTTTGTAGTGAGCCATAACCTACGCTTGTATTGGCTGAACCTACACTATTAAGATATAACGCACCTACCCCACAAGCCGTATTATTATTACCCGTGCTATTTGTAAATAGCGACGCTTCTCCTTGTGCAGTATTACTTACACCCGTTGTATTTGCCGTTAATGAATTTTTACCAACTGCGGTATTAAAACTACCCGTACTCAATCGTAACGCTTGATACCCAATCGCAGTTATACCCGTCCCACTCGTATTAGTTCTTGCTGCCTCATAACCTACTGCGGTGTTGTTGGAGGCGGTGTTGCTGAATAAAGCCAAAGTACCAATAGCAACGTTTTGAGCACCACTTAAATTATTGTATAAAGCAACACTTCCCATTGCAGTATTATTATTACCCGTTGTATTTAACCTCAACGCTTGTGTACCAATAGCAACTGTATTAATTGCGGTTGTAGAATTTTCTGCCGATTGTGAACCAATAGCAGTATTATCTGCACCCGTACTCGTTTTCAACGCTTGATACCCTATCGCAGTTATACCCGTTCCACTCGTATTACTATACGCCGCCTCATAACCTACTGCGGTGTTGTTACCTGCTGTGTTAGAGTATAAAGCACTTGCACCGTAAGCGGTATTTTGACTACCCGTTATGTTAGTTAACAAAGCGTATCTACCCATAGCGGTATTACTTAAACCCGTTGTATTATTAAATAAACTTGCGTTACCTACTGATGTGTTTGCACCGCCCGTAGTGTTAGCAGTTAGTGCCAATCCACCGACTGCGGTATTTGTGCTTCCCGTTGAAAGTCGCAACGCTTGATACCCTATCGCAGTTATGTCCGTTCCACTCGTATTAGTAAACGCTGCTTGATAACCTACTGCAGTGTTATTTGATGCTTCATTTGCTAATAAAGCACTGCGACCTATTGCAGTATTATTTGAACCTATGGAATTGAATCTTAAAGCAGACCAACCTATTGCAGTATTTTCTACTCCGCTTGTGTTAAATTGAGATGACTGTAAACCCAATGATGTATTGTAACTACCTATTGTATTTGTTGACAAAGACAATCCGCCAACGGCGGTATTTTCTACACCCGTCGTATTACTCAACAACGCATCCACACCTAATGCGGTATTATAACTTCCGCTTGTGTTGGCTGTCAAACTACGATAACCAACTGCGGTATTATTTGAGTTCGTGTTTTTTTCAAGTGATAAATACCCTACGCCTGTGTTATTTGTGCCTGTTGAATTTAAGCGTAACGCCAAAGCACCCAATCCCGTATTACCTGTACCGGTACTATTAAAGCGGTTTGCGTGTTTACCCAGGGCTGTATTAAAGCTACCTGTACTATTAGTAAACAAAGCATCATGTCCTATACCGGTATTACTGGCCCCGGTAGTATTGGCTGTTAAAGCCGATGCACCAAAAGCCGCGCTATCTGATCCGGTAGTATTACTATCTAATGCGCCACCGCCAAAAGCAGTGTTGCTTGTGATTGCACCTGCTCCATAGTTGGTCAAGGCTGTGGTAGATACCAACAGAGGTAGGTCATTGCCATTACCGTCGGACAAGTATCTTAGCGTACCACTGAGTGGTAAGTTGTCTGAAAGTTTTATCAGAGACGGGTACGTGTTCTGAGGGGTAGTATTAAATAAAGAAGTTCCCATATTATTATTTTCTTAGTTAAGGTAAGCAATCGTTCCAATGTGTGTTCCAATCTTGCCAGAAGATGTTGATGTTCTGCCATACATCTGTAGAGTAACAGTCATCACTGCTACCGGCAACCATGTCAACGGCAATAATGTACGCAGCAGTTGTGCCCGTAGCAAAGACCCATGACGTATGAACTGGAATGAATGTGCCTGATGGAATACCAGTGAATGTGACGTTGTCACCACCCACCGTTAGTATATGCACATTGCCACCCACACCCACATACAGACAACTACTACGATTGCTCGTGTTTAGGCTTTGCTGTAAACTCTCCGTGTCGGAAGGAGTTATCAAAGCCCCATGATAGTGCTGTAGTTGTTGGACTGGCATCGGTTATTTATTTTTTGTCGTAAGGAAATACCCTATTCAAAGCATCTTTGCGAGCCTTGCAACCGCAGTCATCTGCGCCTACCGCTTTCGCTACCTTCTCTACCATAGCCTTTACGCCGGTAGCCGTAGTGATCTTCTCAATGGTGTCTCCTAATCCTTTGCTTTTATTTTCCATCATGCAAATATAATTAAACTTTTGATACTCTATTGCCCATACCAACCCTACTCTTCTCTGCCTTCTTGGCAGCCAACTT